CGTCTCCTTTAAGGTCAACACCGAAACTCATTGAAGGGCTTGCTAAAACTGTAGGAGCATCTGTATTAAGATGTTCGTTGAGTATATCTATATTATCTTTATCACCTCGAATACGATATAAAATACGCTTTGATCTAATGTTATCTTTAAGCATATTAGTAATCTTATTAGATTGTGTATGTATCAATCCTTTATCATTTTTATGCTCTTGTAATATTTCCTTGACACAACCAACAATTTTAGGAAAACTATTCTCTAAGTTCTTTTTTGATAAATGAAAGTTACCAAATAAGATAGGAGATTTTTTTGGATCAAACGTTGAGGGTAGATCTATATATTTGTACTCATGCTCGGGTACACCTAACCCTCTCATAAAACTTTTGTAATCAACAAACGTAGCTGACATTAATAATACTTTGTCTGCATACTGAAACAAATGCTGCGCTAAATTGTCTATCTTTTTAGGAATTAGTTTAATATATTTTTTATTACGTTCATAGACAGAGTGAATAATATATTCAGATTGACTCCATGTATCAGCGATTAAGCTTAAGTCTCCTTTTAAGTCGGTAATAAATTTGAACTCTTTCTTTCGATCTTCACTAATAGTATCTTGATGCTTATCTAGCATGCGCAAAAGCTCTACATACCTTGCTTCAAGATTAGAGTACAATGTACATAGATTATCGTAAAACCGTTTTCGGTTTGTGCTATACGGTAAACTAAAACCGTACTTGTTCAACTTACCACACTCAATGCTACAACTATACCGACTAACAATAACGTTTTCCAACTCCGATGCTTCGTCGCATACAATAAGTTGTCTGTTTTTTAAATGATCTGGTTTGTGAAAAAAGCTCGAATAGTTTTCAATACTAATCTTAGCAGCAATCGATTTGTTTCTTGATTCATAATAATCACACCGATTACAATCCCAACATTCCTTTTTCAGTTTAGAACTAAAAGCGCATGGAGCAGCATCAGCAGTACTACGGTCGTCTATATTACAAATATAGCTACCTTTACCTTTAAGAGGTTTTACATCGTCAAAATCTCTTATGTACTGATCTTGTAAGGCTTTGGTTGTAGTAAGAATAGAAGTACCGTATCGCTTACTACCATTAAAATCATCTGCGTACTCATACACTCTACGATTATTTTCCCAACTAGTTTCAAAAGCAGAATAGTTATGAATTAGTTTAGTAAGACGTGCAGGTGGTTTATTGAGACTATTAGCAATAGTCTTAGCGATAAAACTCTTCCCACACCCAGTCGGTCCTTGTATAACTACAAACTTATTGTCTTTAAATGCATCGACAATATTAGGAATAGCATACTGCTGAGTTGAGGAAGGCTTGAAGCCTTTAGGAAAATATTTTAATCCCATGACTTATATTATAGCTGTTCTATAGAGAGAAGCAAGTCATAATATTTGTTACGAGGATTTTTAACCATGTTTTGAGTTCGTACCTTTTGTATAATATCGTCTTGATGTATATGAGATAAACTATAGTCGAAATATACGAACTTTTTCTTTTTTACAATATCAAACGGATACAGAATTTCAACCTTTTTACCGCTACTAAAATGTAGCTTAATATTAAAGTCTTTTAGTTCATACAAAAGTATCGTGCCAGTACCTAATACTCGCTTTCTAGAAATAATCTTTACTTCGCTTTGTAATAAAGATTTTAAGGTTTTTTCAACTAAGTCGTGGGTCATACATTCATGAAGTTCATTTTTTCTTCTGCAGACATTGGTGCAATATTTTGAGACAAGTACGTCCAAAATGTCTCATCTGCGTCTAAAGTAGATATAAGATCTACTGTATCGCAATTTATTGTACGAAAGCCTTGCATTAATATGTCCCATGTAATAATTAAGTTTTCTTGATTGGGGTTATATTTAGGAGCTTGACGTGGTGGTCTATAATTTAATACAGTGCGACCTTCAACTGAGTTGAGAAGCTGTACATTGTTAGTGCACAACATTCTTCTAGTAGAAGGTCGCCCGGGTTTTGGATTTCTTCGAGCAAACTTTACTTCACATACTTTATCGAGTAGTATGCTTTTTAAGTTACTCAGCCCTACTATCATTTTGATCTAGTGCGCTACAAACACCAAAGAATCTGGTCTCACTTAAGAATAAACAATTACGCAACGGCTCATCATGACCAGCAACATTAATGTTGTCTACCTTAACACCTTTATCATCCGGAAAACAGACAATATCACCTGGTTCGCAGAACTTACACATCGGTCCACTAAGAATTACTTTCGTAAGTCGCCAGGTTTTTTGTACTTGGGAGAGTGGAATATAAATCCCGTTACGTTCAATAGTAGTACCATCATCAGACAAGTCGACGTATTGCGCAAGAACAATATCATCCATTACTCTACTCAAACTATAGCCGTGTAGACTAAAATTATCTGTATGCTGATATGTGTCGAGATCAATTAAACTTCTTTTTGCGGAATGATCAAACGCGTCTCGCTGACCGTCAGTCAGATCCATTTTGTCTAGCTGAGCGTCGTATGCTTTCTGTTGTTTACTGTTCATACTTTTTTATATTTACATCAAATGTTTCTGAATACAAATTTATTTCTCTTTCAGATAATTCATATCGTTTAGATAACAGTTTGCATTCTTTTTTATCTGCTTTTTTCTTCTTTATATATCGAATAAATTTGCGCTTAGTCTTAGGTATCAAGTTGAACATAAACTTATAATGATCTAAGGAACTAAACGCAATACCATATTTGTTGACGGTGTTGTTAACAAGAAGAGTAATTTGAGGATTAATATGAGTAAGATACCTGTTCGTAATATACGGAGAATAAAGTCCGCTATCGGCAATATTAATATCAACAGGATTACTATCAAAAGCAATGTTATTAATGAGATCGAAGACATTGTTAATTGGTTTTGGCATTATATCTTTCGTGGGCTTCAGTAATTATTTTCTTAGTACGAGATTTCGACAACCAACCACCAATCTCTACGACCTTATCTTCTAAGTCTTTGTAATGAGAAAAGAAGTTAAGAGTTGTACTCACCCAATGTGGTTCAAGATCTTTTAAGGTACGGTATTCTTTTACATGGCTACATGGAACAGCTACAACTTTGTAATCTTTATCTCCATTGTCAGTCATATCTATTGTCGCGATAGGTGTAACTTCAATTAACGTACCTGTTTGTATAGGTATATTATTATACACAACAATATCTAGCGGGTCATTATCAAGAGCATGTGTTTGAGGTATAAAACCATACGATGCTGTATATATCATCGAACTATACAGACATCTCGCGAGCTGAAATATATCCAACTCTTCATTATACTCATATTTTGCGCTAGTACCCTTAGGTATTTCAATAATACAATTAATTTTTTCTGGGAACTTGCTCCCTATTGGTATTCGCTCTACTAAATTCATGACAGTCTAAAACCCTAATAGTAATTTTATCAAATTTTTGCAAAAAAATTTTTCTCTAAGAACTCGACCTCACAAGGTCAGTTTTGTAGTTGCGATAAACGCGTCATCCACCATGGAATAGTAGGTATCTACCACGATTTTCATGAATTCTTCCACCTGATTATCGGTTAAATTCGTGGAAAATGCAAAGGATGGTGCTTTTTGCCCTGCTACAACGTTGATTGCTGTGTGACCGAGCGCGACATTGTTCCTTGAGTAGGTAATACTCACACTGCACTTACCTTTCGGTTGAATAATGCCATGTTGCTCAAATTCTTTATGTACGATTAGGTCATCACCATCTACTTCAATAGGTGCGTTGAGATATTTCGTAGATAAAAGGTTTGCAATTTGTGTATTAAGTAGTCGCTGAAAGAATACAGCACCAAGAGGGTCAAGATTAGGCAACTCCCAGCAAAAATTAACAGCGTCATCTGAATATATAAAATCATTATTAAGTAGGTCTTCATTATCAATCATTCCTTCTGTTTCGACTTTCATCGGCGCTCGAAATGCGACAATGTTACCAATTGGAAGAGTCTTTTTGCGAAAATATTTATAAGCAAACCGTCCGTGAATAAGATTACCATCATAGATATCGATATCTCTCAAAATCATAGTAAGTATTATAAAATAACTAGAGCAAAAATCAAATGAATTATTGTGATGAGATAGATTTAAGTAACATTACCGCAGAGGAATGGAATAACATCTACAAACACGGAGGGTTTAAGGGAGAGGGCTCCGGGCGAGGTAGTTTTGTCGAGAATAATAAAACTCTTATTGAATGGTTTGAGAAGTTTATAACTAAAAACTTTATAAGTAGTATCGTAGATATTGGTTGTGGGGATTTTCAATGGATGCCATTACTTCTGCGAAAGTTTCCAAACGTAGATTATATTGGCATCGATTGCGCTAATGCCTTGATTGAATCTCATGCAAAAAAATACCCTGACTACACTTTTGTATGTAAGGATGTAACTGCAGAAGATTTTGAGCATATAGGGCAATATGATCTTGTACTGTGTAAAGATGTCCTTCAGCATAATTTTGACAACCCACGACAAATAACTGATCCAATTAATGACATTAATTCGAGATATAAAGTTGTAATTACTCCAGGAGATGTTGGAGGTATATTAAGACATAAATTCGCTAACTACACATGGGTTACTGATTACCAAAGTGATGAAGAAAAAAGTATATACATTGCTCAGTCCTGATCAGGATACAAACTCTTACAACTGGTCGTTTTGGGAGGATAGAGCTTTAGTTCGAGTAGAAGAGAGAGTAAAAGACTCGAATGATATTTTATTTTTAGATTCTCATACTCAAGAGTATAAAAGTAAAATCGTTGAATATAAATTTGACTACAAAAATAAAACCCTTACTAATCCAAAAACAATATTAGAAGATCCTTATTTTAGTTTAGAAGATCCCAGACTAATATCAAAAAATAGTTTTACATATGTAAAGTATGATGCTCCTAAAGTAGAATGCTTCCTTATGAAAGATAAGGAAGCTCTTACTAGCGGGCACGCTTGGGAGAAAAACTGGCAGTATATAGATCAAGAAAAATATTTTTATAAAATTAAGCCATTAGTAATTAGAGGACCAAACTATAAAGAGCGGTTTGAGTACAATATGGATTGGAAGTATGGGGATGTTTTTCACTTAAGTAGTAATATGTTTGAAATTAATGACAGACAATTTATCATTTTTCATTCATATAAAGGCCTTACAGTAAACACGAGAAGATATTATCAAGGAGTAGTAGAGCTTGAAGACTTACGACCAAAATTTTATGTACCAAAGCCTTTGTTTTATCCACCAACAAAAACAAACCCTTATAAATTTAAAAAGAATAAAAACAGATGTGTGTTTGTTATGTGTGTACGAATTATAAATGAAGAGCTATATATTACAGCGGGTATTAATGATTGTGAATGTGCGCTAATTACAATCAATGCGCAAGATTTTATAAAGTGGGTTGATCAAAGAAAGGACTTTATCGAGGAGATATCAACTACAAGTCCAACAAATGGTTTAAGAGAGTATCAGAGTTTTTATCGTTTAGGTGACGAAAATAATCTCTTACTTTAGTTGGGTTGTGTTTTTCTAAATGCTTTTTGTAGTTATTAATATTGTCTTCCAAACATTCTTCATCAACCAACCAACCAAACTGATGGAGAGTATTTTTTCTTTTACGTAAAAATAAAACATCATCATTCATACCGCTATAAATACAATCATTAAATACTACTAATTCAGGATCAAGCCATTCAAGGAACATAGGTAGCCTTGTTACGTAAACTAAAGCACCTACTGAGAGAGCTTCGTATAAGTAATGACCCCAACCTTCGTATATACTAGGACACAAATGAATAGATGATGTGTTGAAAAGATCATTTAATACGCTTACATCTAAAAAGGTATTTATATATGTAATATTTTTATCTTTGTCTGTGTTGTCGTAATTCTTATTACTCTGTATAAATGTTAGCGGGAGTTCGTTTTTATTAAAAATATTAAGAACAGCTTCTGTACCTTTTTGCCAGCTTTTACCACCTAAATGTAAAAACATATCTCTACGCTGAATATTTGGGTCAAATTTATCTCTAGAAATAAAACCACTATTAACTACATTATTATTGTATGGGGATAATAATTGTTGACTAAATGTAGATTTACATATTACTTTGTCAAACTCCCGAATAGAATTAATTTTTGTTTCATTAAGCCATTCTTCGTTTGGGAGAAAAACATTATGTTTAGCTCGCTCAAAAAATGCAGGTTCTATTTCTTGTAGAAATATACCTAAGTCATATTTTGTACTTTCGCTCGTAGTATATACTTGCTCATTTTTCCAGTTAAAAAATAAGACATCTACATCATAATATTCGTGTAATAAGTCTTGAAGTAGATCTACATCTGCTACTAAACCTACACCAGTGTTAGAAGTATAGATACAAGCTGTTTTTTTCACTCATTTATCGAAGTAAGTTTTCTTTATAACCAAGCATCTGCCATTGTTCAGTATCAGCTTCCCAATACACAACAATACCGATTGGTAATTCAGCGGTATCAACGAACTCATCGTCAACAATACCCTTTTTCATTTTAGAAGTCTCAACAAGAAAGACTTTTTCTTTGAAGTACACAGGTCTAGTCTTTCTTTTGTATTTGGTTTCATATGCGCTCTTATCTGCTGCTTTAGTCCAGTCCCATGTAAGAGGGTTCCAGAATATAGTTAAATTCTCTTTAACCTTTGCTTGGATAGTCTTAGTGCCTAAGAAAGTAATCTCTTCTACATCCTTCTGATTAGGTTTATATTGTACACCGTTGAAGAAGATCTCTTTGATCTCAGGTTTAGCTGCTTGTATACTTGGCATAACTCTATAATTAATTATACATGGATAAAGAACTATCAACTAAGTTTTGCGAACATCCTTGGACCTTTCTAGAAATACAAGAAAAAGGATTGTTCAATTGCTGTCCGCGATGGGTCAACCACAACCGTATAGGAGATTTGACTCCAGATTTAGATTTTTACGAAGAATGGAATAGTAAAAGAAGTAAAGCATTTCGACGCTCTATACTGGATGGTTCTTTTAGTATGTGTAATGCAGAGGAATGTCCTAAAATACAAAATGGTACCTTACCTACTAGGCAAGAAGTACTAGAAGGTAAATATGGAGATCAAATGAAATTTATTTTAGAGTTTGAAATGGATGTCGCGCAACCTCCTAACACAATTAATCTATGCTATGATAAATCTTGCAATTTAAGGTGCCCTAGTTGTCGGAAAAACTTGATACAATATGGAGAAAAAAACGAACCAGACAAGTATAAACAAACTTTAATGATCAATAAGAGGTTGTTGAGAATGATTCACAGCAAACCTCATAAAGTACATCTTAATATTACAGGGTCAGGAGATCCATTCGGGTCGCCATCATTTTTTGAGTTCATGAAAAAAATAGATCTCAAAAAGAATCCTGAAATTAGTTTATGCCTACAAACTAATGGAGTTTTATTTGATGAGAAACGTTGGGATCGTTTAAAAAACCTACATAAGATAACAGAACACATTAGTACTATTATAAGTTTGGACGCTGGTATTAAAGATCACTATGATAAAGTAAGAGTAGGTGGTGATTGGAATAAATTAATGAATAATCTTCACTTTATTGGTCAGTTAGACCTAAAAGAAGTTAGATTAGACATGTGCGTACAAAAAAATAACTATAAAAGTATACCTGAGTTCATACAAATAGCGCAAGCGCACGATTTTAAATCATATACATCAAGAATTTACAACTGGGGAACGTTTGATGACAAAACTTATAACTTTCACAACATTTTTGACTCTAAACACCCCGAACATGTCGAATTTTTAAAGGTACTTAACAAAGATTACCATTGGCACAAGCATGACTGGGGTAATTTGACAGATTTTATAACTGATTAATGAAATTAGCAGTATTATTATACGGACAACCAAGATTTTGGGACTTAAGTTATGAAAGTATCTTGCAAGAGACCACATTTGAAGGCTGTACCACCGATTATTACTTTCATTTCTGGGATAAAATAGCTTATGGTCATTCAGACCCAGAAAATATTGTAACTGACCAAGACAAACAAAAATTAATTGATATATATCAACCTAAAAAGTATGAATTTACTAATTATCAACCACTAACAGAAAAGTGTAATGAGTTGTTTGAATTTGTTAATGGTTTAAAAGGTGGTTTAAATTATTTTTATAAAGAAGACGGTAAAATGATACCGCTTAATCTTGGGAAGAGTATATTTGAAATATGTGAACCAGAACATTTAGAATATTACCTTGGTCAATTTACATCATTAGAACGAGTAGCGAATTTAGTAGAAGAGGAATATGATTATATTTTTAGAATTAGAACTGATCTAATGTTCGTTACACCTGACATGTACGAAGATGAACGGTTTTATAGATCAGATAAAAAACTATTTTACCATCGTTTAGAAAAGCGAGAAAAAGGTATATTTTGTAAGTTTGGAGATTTACAAATATGGGAAGGAGCACAAGATAAATCAGGTAATCATACGGATCATCAACCGTTAAAAAGAACTACATACGAAGAATTGTCAGTTTTGAATGAAATAATGTATGCAAAAAAACGACATAAAGGAGATTGTGATATCTATAAACCTAAAACTCAATATTTGCATATGAAAGATTGGTATATTTTAGGTAGCGGTACTGAAATGCTCCGTAGTATGAAGAACTATTTTGATACAATATATGATATGGTAGAAAAATCAAAATATTTGTTAAAAACTTATGGTATAGATATTAACTGGGCGGCAGGAGAGGTTGTGTGTGGCGAAGTATTAGGTAGAGAAGGTATCAATGCTGGTGAATTAGGGTATGAATATATTAACAAAATGGTCATACCTCAGCGTATAATGAAAATTGCAAACAAAAACACTAAAAAATGTATATTAGATAGACCGCATATTAGAGTATTAGCAGATTCTGATATACCTTTAAAAGAACAATTTTTAAAAAATAAGAAATGATTATTTCTCTAACAACAATACCGCCAAGAATTAATTATCTCGAACCAGTTATTGGTTCTTTAAAAAGACAAACCATAAAGCCGAGTAAAATATTAATATGGATACCCAAGGAATATACAGACAAGTGGGGGAAAATTCATACATATACTATACCTACATTTTTAAAAAATGACGACCTTATAGAAATAATAGAATGTGAAGACTATGGTCCAGCAACAAAGTTTTTACACGCTATAAAAAACCTAGATAAAGATGAAGAATTTATTGTTGTGGATGATGACACTATTTACAGCGAATACATGATTGAAAATCTTTCATATTTTCCAGAAATAGACGCACCAAAAGCTATAAAGGGGGTTTATTTTGAAGACGGAGCGAGAAAAAATAAAAAAATTAAACTAGATCACCATAGTAATGCTACTAGAACCATAGGCTTAGCTGAAATAATATGTGGTTGTGATGGTTATACATTAAAGCCTAAATTTTTTAATGAAAAAATATTTAAAATACCTGAAGAATATAAAAGATGCGATGATATATGGTTGTCAGGTTTTTTAACTGCTCAAAAAATTAAAAAATATATCGTCCCGTGTAGATTATTATCATATGAAAAATATGAAGAACAAATAAAACAACTATGGGCTAATAGACCAACTAGACCCCCTCGGTGGAGAGATAAGTTACCTCACCCGCATGTAAGATATGTAGATCACGTATTTGCTATTAATGGTGGTAAATATGAAAAGGAAGATACATATAAAAATATAGTAGAATACCTTAAAAATGAATAATTCTATTTTTATACAACCGCAAAATCATGATGTAAGCTGTACATTTGTAGATGATAATAATCATATACGTACTTTTGAATATGATAGATGGAAAAATAAAAAATGGTGTAGATTACATTTTTATGAATCTCCTGGTAGAGATGAAACAACACAAAATCAATTAATAGAAGAAAGTATTATTAATTTAATAGAATTTTTAACATACGCGAAAATGTTTAAAAAGAAAGAACCTGTTACAAAATGCTTTATACTTATGAACGGAGTGAGCGACGATTTAAATAGAGGATGTACACGAGCAGAACTACTACGCAACACGATAAGCCAAGTCTTCCCTAATACAGATATGTATTTTCATCCATATCATCATTACGCGCATGCTGCTGTCGCTTATTATCAATCTCCTAAACAGTTTGAAAAGAGTTTAATATTTTCATACGACGGGTCTGGGTTTACAACTCTAAAACAAAAAGAATTTAATGCACGAAATATAGAAACATTTATGAATAACACAACTCCTCTATGGAGAACAGGGTTATTATTTTACGGTTATAATTACAATAAACCAATAAAATATGTAACAAGTAAATGTTTACATTATGGTGGCGTATATACAGAAATATCAAAAAATATTAAAATAAATTGGCCCGATGGAAGTAGAAAAACCTTATCGAAAGTTAATAAGAGGCTCTCTTCACCCGGAAAATTTATGGGGTATACAGGATATGGTGAACCAAAAACTAATTTAGTAGAAATATATAAAGATTTTATTCTAAACAAAATAGACAACACTCAACCTATATATGCGTTACGGTCGAGGAGAACAAAAAAATTTAATAATCAGCGACCTTGGAAAGAGACAAAAAAAGAACTAATACAATATATAGGAAACATACCTAAAAACGAAGTTGAAAACCATGCTGCATCTTTTCAACTAGCATTCGAAGAGGCTATTATAGAAATAATAATACCTATAGTAAAAAAACACAAACTACCTCTTATATTAACTGGCGGGTGCGCTTTAAATGTATTAGTAAATCAAAGAATAACTAAAATTTGTAAAGAGATAGGGTTAGATACTTTTATATGTAATAATCCAAGTGATTCTGGATTAAGTTTAGGGCAACTTTTTTTAGAATTTCCACATCATAATCGAACACTTACATATTCTGGGTTACCTATGATGGATTCCATACACCCATACTTTAAAAAATATAATATAAAAGAAAAATCTATATTTGAGTTAGTTCAAAAAATAAAAGATGGGTATATTATAGGCTGTGCGCATGATTATTCTGAACTAGGACCAAGAGCATTAGGTAATAGAAGTATAATATGTAAACCTGATCCCGGTATGAAAGATAAACTAAATTCAAAAATTAAATTTAGAGAGTGGTTTAGACCGTTTGCACCTGTGTGTAGGTTAGAAGATAAAGATAAATTTTTTATTGATGCATATGAATCCCCATATATGACTTTATCCCCGATTGTTAGAGAAGAATATAGAAAACAACTTGCATCAATAACACATGTAGATGGTTCTGCTAGACTTCAAACAGTAACAAAAGAGCAAAACAGTTTTTTCTATGACGTATTAACAGAAATGGAACGTCAAGAGATATTACCAGTAATATTAAATACATCTTTTAATATAAAAGGTAAACCCATTTTAACTACATATGAAAGTGCTTTTGAAGCTTTAGAAGAAACTCAGTTAGATTATATATTTTTAGATAAAAAATATCTCATCAATAAACAAGATAAATTATGAGAAAAATAAAACTCGCAATATGTATAAGTGGTGAACCGAGGTTGTATTATAGATTATTAAAGTCTATCAAGTCTTTTGATAGAGATGTTTTCGATGTTGATGTTTTTTATCACCTGTGGGACAATGTAACTAAAAGACAAAAGAACATAAATGAAGAACCTATAATAGAAAACATTGACTCTACATTAATAATGGATCAGTTTGAACCTAAAGCAGGTATTTGCGAAAGTAAAGATATACTGGATCAAGAATTAATTAATATTAAACAATATACCCAAAGATTAATAAAGGAATACAGTGAAACAAAAAAACATAAAATAAACGAATACAGTAATATTCTTCTTAACGAGCAAGAACTAAGCAAACACTTAAAATTTACAAACTGGCCATGGTATTCTCAATTGTATAGCTTATGTAAAAGTCAAATGATACGTATTAATTATGAAATAGAAAATAATATACAATATGATTTTATTATAAGAGCCAGAACTGATGTGGAGTTAACTTGTACTAAATTAAAAAGCCTGTATAGAGAGTTAGAATTAAGAGAAGAACATGGGATAGAGTCTAATAAATGTAACTACCACAAAGTGTATTTCCCTCATATGTATTTAAAGGGTAGTCAAAAAATGCATAACCGGAAAAAATTTAATACGATTGGAACAAAAAAAGAGCATTTGTTTAGTCCTGTACATGTAGAATACTGTTATTATGTAGGGACCCCTAAATCTATGAGTGATTTAATATATAAAAATTATAAACAAGATATATTAGAGTATATGATTCAAGCAAAAGAAGGAGAAAAAGAATTTGTTATATATCAACCAACGTCTCATACTTTTATTCCTCATTTAATACTAAAAAACACTACAAATTTAGAATTAAGATGCGGTACGGGAGGTTTTAAATATAAATTAGAACAGTTGCCGAAACTATTTTAAGTTTTTCCACTTTTTGTACTTGTATAAATCTCCTTCTAAGGCTTTAGGACAAGTAGAAAATAATTTTCCTGCGTGGTCCGTTTCTTCCTTTATAAAAGTAGGATGCAATAGACGTACATCTCTTCTATCATATATTCTTTTAGCTAATATAGGGTAGTTAAGTAGCATTTGACCTTGTAAGCTGTGATCTGACATAGAGATAAAAGAACTAGATGTATTATTATTAATAATGTCTTTTGAGAAGGTAACAAAGTAATTCTCAAACCACTTATCGAACATATAATCTGCTGCTGACCTATTACAAATTAACGTCCAATCGTTTAAAGCAAGCCGTATGGTGTAGTTTTCTACATAATCTAACCAGCCAGCGTTCGGGTCTTTAAGTAGTTTAAATTTGTGTTTATAAAAACTATTGAGTACTTGAGTATAACCACGATCTGATTGTTTGTTTATCTTAGCAGTCAAATCTAGTAACCGTAATGCAACAGCTTTAATAGTAGGTGTAGATTCTGCTTCACACGAAATATCATTGAAATAATAGTCTTCTTTATCTTTTAAATAATCTTCTTTTGTTTCATACGTTTTTTCTGGTCTATAAACAATATCAGTTCTAGTTTTTATTATTAAATCATACTTAAATTTCTTCTTATCCTCATATTGTTTAATTTTTTTATAGCATTGATTCATACTATAGTGTTGACCAAATTTATATCTCAACTGTTGTAGATTTTTACCTATTGGTAATGGTCGTTTGTGTAATTGAGTTGCGAAAAAAGTCATATGATTACATATCTTGTCAAGATATGTATAATCTTCAATTTTTAAACTTTTAAAATTCTCGTCAAAACTAAATTTATCTACCCACAATTGATATAAGATCTCTTTATCATAGGAATCTTCTTCTCCATACGGTATATAACCAATTTTGTCCCAAAAATGACTGTAAAAGTGCACGTCATGACCCGGTAGATTAAACTCTTCTCTAATAAAAGAATGTGTTATCTCTTTAAAAAAGCGAGGCTGGCCGAATAACATTACTGCTACTTTCATGTAATTAATTAGTAAACATATGAGCAATACTCCATGGCTTGCCTTTCCATTCTCTTTTTTCGCTCTTTAAAGTTAAATTGTTATATATTGTGAGTTGTTCAGGTTTATTATAATAGTTTTCAAAAAAATTAATACTCCATTTTTTTAATGTTTTATCAAAAGTTAAAACATTATCATAATCTTCAAAATTCATTAAAAAGGCAACTTCAAAATCTATCAAAGATATATTACCGGCTTCATTCACACAAATATTATATGGGTGAATGTCTTTATATAAAATATTACAATTTTTAAGATTAAAAAATATACTCTGCAACTGTTCGAAGAGATTAGGAATAAAAATTTTAAACTTATTAACAACAGGCTCACCGCAGCTGGTCATTGTAAATGATAAATTAAACTCATCTATTGAGAGTATTTTAGGGAAGCTAAAAAAATTAAAATATGTCGAATCAAATTTTTCTTCTAGTAACTTAAGACATGTAATTTCATTATAAAAATAGTTATTCAAATCCTTCCTATATTGCTTAGTAACAATATTATTAGATATAGATATTGTAGTTTTTCTTTTCATTATAAAAGACTGTCATACAACTCGTAAATATCTGATAAAACAGAAATATTTTTATTTTCTTCTTTAATTTTTTTTATAATACAAATACATCTTTTAATATGAAATAGAAATATTTTTTTCTTTTCAGTTAATGTAATGTCTTTATAAAAATAATTTAATATATTATTGTTTAAAAACGTAAGACTTGATGGGTGTCGGATATATAAATTAAAAAATGTATCCCAGTAAGTAGGTTGTATAGTTTTTTTATTAGCCCACTTAGTCACAAATTGATGATCTACTAAACCATGCATAGGTATATTGTTATCAGATTCTGTATAGTAATTGCAATAATGGCTAGATTTGATTCGTTTATTTTTTTGGTCTAATAATGTAATACTTTCTGCTTTTTGTTCTAAGTCTATGCGATTCCACAAGTATATATTAAGACCAGGGTTAATATTCAAATCATGTATACAAGGTAATATAATATCATCATCATCTTGACTAAAAACAACAACATTATCCTCTTCAAGTTTAATATAATTAATATATTCCTCATCATTATATAAAATAGTATCAAAATAATTAATTTTTACAATTTCATTAATACAAATTTTTCGTAATAAATCTCTAAATAAAAAATAATTAATATTCAAACAAGAATCCCACAACAAAAAAACATCCTTTAAACCGAAAAAACAGTCCCTTTCTTCTTTTTGAAAATATTTGTTCTTAGATAGTATATTACTACTTGTAGGTGGTTCTAAATTATTGTATAATAAATTATTTTTAACTTGTATATAGTTCTTACTACCTCGAATATGTAATACTTTTTTCATCCAAATTTAAAAACCTTTTTATAGTATATAGATTCTCGCTCATACATACGCCAGCATGTTGGTCTGTTAACTTCTATTCCTCTATTTTTGTTAAGACTATTAGCTATACAATAATATGCCGATTGATTACCTACAAACATTTTACATGAATTGATTTTAGTTACAATATCTAACAAAGTCGGAACATATAATGGTGTTACAAGTTTTCGTAACGGAAAACTTTCATAATCTTGTTCATTATTAAACAGAAATTGAGTGTTATTATTACTAATAATATTGTTATATGTTTTTTTGCTTTTTTTAGTTAATTTCCTGTAAAAAGGTCTATGTAATAAAACAGTATCTTGTAAAGATATATCTTTTTTTCTATGAAATAACCATTTAAATTCTTTGTTTATAATGGATTTTTTATTATAAAAATTAAATAAAAATTCTAACCAATAACAACACGATTTTCTGTACTTTTTAAGCGGTGTTCTAAAATGTAACATATCAATATCAATATTTTCATTTTTGTATTTTGAAAATTTATTAATATAGGGTTGGGCTAATAGTATAGGTTTTAGATCGTTGTATGTTTGATCTATTCCAGTTTTAAATTGTTCGTTTTCAATACAACTAAGAAATATATTACATTTTTTACCTGTTGTATCAAAATTTAATTTTGGAACTGCTAAACAATTAATAAAATCCCCTAACAAACCACCTATCAGATAATTCATAATAAAAATTACAATCTTTAAAGGTCATATATACTCCTCTGCAATATTAAAATCATCAAGAGTATCTAAATCAATACACTCTTTTTTGTCCCTTATAATATAAAAGTATGGAGTAGCACCTACCCTACATCTATACCGGTCGTAGGCCCGTTTAGATATACCGTATAACCCTGTTGTCTCTTTAATAACTGGCGTAGCATCTTGCGATCTAGGAAGAATATTAGGCTGATAATTTACTGGTTGATCTTTATGCCAAAACCACCCAAATTCTTCTGTAGCAGTAAGTATAGAATCATGCTTTGAACTATGAGTTAACTTATCTACACAGTCTCTAATAGTCTCAGGTTTTAAAAACGGAGCAGTAGCGTATAATTGAAAGTAAAAATCGTAATGACCTATAAAATCTACATCGTAATGAAATACGTCGTTACCGTTCGCAGTATCTAATGTGAGTTCTGGTTTACGGTTTATACATACAACCTGATTTTTGGTACAATAACTATTAATCTCAGGACTATCAGTATCTACATATATATCATCAAAGCATTCAGCTTGAATGCAATGATCTATAATATATTCATAGAGAGGTTTACCTCCTAAAAGTCGAAAATTTTTATTTTTAACTCTCGTCGAATTGCTCTTTATAGGTATTGTCGCTGCTACTTTCATATGTATCGTTATAACACTTAGGGCATAACTGACCGCATCCCTCTATATAATAATATCTCATATCAATATGAGTAAATTCATCATATTGAGTATCTGTATCGCATATAACACATTTATCTTTCATTTAACCAAAAATCTATCATTTCATCGAGCATAGTTTCAAAAGTATATTCTGATTTCCAACCTAAAATTTTTCGCGCCTTACTAGAATCTCCTTTGAGGTCAGTTAACTCTTCTGGTCGTAAAAACTTCTCATCTTGAGTAATATACTCTGACCAATCTAATCCAAGCTTACCAAATACATACTTAATTAACTCCCCTACGGAGTGAGAAATACCTGTTGCACAAACGAAATTATCAGGTTTGTCTTGTTGGAGCATTAACCACATAGCTTGGACATAATCTTTTGCATGACCCCAATCTCTCGTAGCTTCTAAATTACCCATAGGTAGAGTGTCTATTAAGCCCTTCTTAATATCGACAGCAGACTTTACTACTTTATTAGTAACAAAATTTATACCACGTCGCGGAGATTCGTGGTTAAATAAGATACCATTACTAATAAACATATTGTAACTGTTTTTATAGTTGTTACATATATTATAAGAGTAAACTTTAGCGCAACCATACGGAGACACAGGTATTAACGGTGTAGTCTCTCGCTGATAACCATCCGTGTCTATACTATTACCAAACATTTCACTAGAAGATGCTTGGTACATCTTAATTTTAGGATTAATAAGACGGATTGCTTCTAGCATGTTCAAAGTACCTAGGCCAGTCACATTACCTGTAAATACAGGTTGATCGAAACTTATACGTACGTGAGATTGAGCTGCTAAATTATAAATTTCATCAGGCTGACTCTTCTTAATAGCTTGTATCAACGAAGAGAAATCAGTTAAATCAGCGTATACAAGTTTTAATCTACTGAAAATATGATCTATTCTTGCGGTTTGATTTTGTGGTGTGGAATGTCTACGTAAAGTGCCCCACACTTCGTACCCTTTATCTAATAATAACTCAGCGAGATACGATCCATCTTGCCCAGTTATACCTGTAATTAAAGCTTTTTTACTCATTTACTATATCTGCTATAAATTTAATATCTGCTTCCGATAAAAACGGATGATTAGGTATATAGAAACCTTGTTTATCTAATAACTCGCAGTTCGGAAATGTTTTACACGCTTGGTCTTTTAAATATTTTTTCACGAACGGTTTTTGATGCATTGCTCCTGCAATTAAAGGCCTTACTTCAATATTATTTTCTTTTAATCTACGCACTATATCTTTTCTATTTTCTGCAACAACAGGATACGCGAAATTAGAGATAAAATCTTGATTTTTTTCTTCTAAGTTTAATTTGTTATTAGTAATAAACTTTTTATACAACTTATAATTGTGATTACGGGTTAATTTGTAGCAATCTAATTTTTCTATTTGTCTTAAACCAAGATATGCTTGTAAGTCAGTACTGCGTACATTAAACCCCGGATAAAAAAATGTATACAAACTTGAAAATTCATCCACCTCATATTCTTTTCTCCATTTAGTTTGATAACTTGCAGTACAGTCTCGATCCCAACCATGACTTCTTAAGCTAACTAATAAGTTATATAATTCTTCGTTATGGGTATTAATAAAACCACCTTCTATTGTCGATAAGTGATGACCGAAAAATAACGAAAAACAGGAACTTAAACCAAATTGTCCTAGCATTCTATTATTACTTTCAGACCCCATAGATTCGCAAACATCCTCTAATAATATAACGTTATATTTACTACATAGTCGAACTATCTCGGCCATATCTGGTACAAAACCTAACACAGAAACTAAAAGAAACACTGCAGGGTCTTGCTCTATAAATACTTTTTCTAATTCTTCTAAGTCTACACTTAAATTATCCAGGTTACAATCAACTAACGTAACATCATAACCTAATAAGTGAGGGGTAGATACATCTGTTGCCCAGCTTAAGTTAGGTACAACAACTTTGTTGTTTTTTAAACGAGTATATGACGTAGGTTTATCTTCGCTCATATACTTTAAAGCGGCTAACATTAATAAAATAGCAGAAGAACCAGAGTTTACATATACACTATACTTCGTACCTATCTTTTTAGCCCAGTTATCTTCTAACTTTTTGGTGAGATCTCCTTTAGTTAGACGGGGCAATGGTTCTTGAGACAACCATTCGATTAGACTATCTATATCTTGTCTATCGATAGTGTCACTAACAAGGCTAATTTTATTTTCTGGCATTATCAAAATTATTAGTAAACCATTCTACTGTTTCTTTTATACCAACATCTATAGGTGTGAATTTAAAATCTGGTAGAAGAGATAATAATTTTGAATTGTCAGATGGCTTTCTAAATTGACCCTCTGGCTTCGTTGTATCAAATATTACTTTCCCTGTAAAACCCATAGCGTCAACTATTAAACCAACTACATCTTTAATAGAAATCTCGTGAGATGTAGAAAAAATAATTGACTCTGGGTCATCATAATTATCTAACGCCCAATTAATTAGTTTTCCTATATCCTTACTGTATATAAACTCTCGTAAAGGCTCACCAGAGCCCCACACCTCTAAATTTGTATTGTTTTGTTTAGCGATATAACACTTGTGTATTAATGACGGTAATACATGACCATTATCAATATCAAAATTATCATTAGGTCCATATATATTTGTGGGTACTACACATGTATAGTTAACATTATATTGTTCTCTATATACTTCAGTCTGTACATCTAGCATCCTTTTAGCGTAAGCATAACCATAATTCGACTTATGCGGGGCACCTAAATGAATTTTTTTCTCTGTAAGAGGGTATTCAACTTTATCAGGAAAAATACATGTAGATAGTATTGAGACAACCTTTTCTACATTGTTAATTCTACACGACTCTAATACATTAGTGTTAATTCTGATATTGTCATAATAAAACTCTCCTTTAGCTCGCATGTTCCCACCAACACCACCGACTCTTGCGGCAGTATGAACCACGTGAGTTGGTTTGTGGTTTTCAATAAGTTTATTTGTTTGATCCCAATCCCTTAAATCTGCATCTTTAGTGCCAACTTTTATGTCAGCATCAATGGCTGTACCTACTAATCCAGTACCTCCAGTAACTAATACTTTTTTCATTTCTAGTATTTACTTGTATACACGTGATCTTTCCACGCTGAATAGTTTGAGAGATCTGTATACTTCCACGAACCGCCAGAGTCTTTATTTACTTTAGGTAAATTATTAAATAGCTCTATACCTCTTGCTGCTTGTTCTGGAGGCATGTAGAAATTCCAGCCAATCATATCAATATCATCTATAGAATCATGTGGTACGCGATTATTTCTACCTTCATATCGAGCGAGTTTGAACCACTCTACAGCGTTTTTATTATCTGTTAATATCATACCCCCTTTCGCTATAGGTAATATTTTTCTAATATGAAAAGATAAGCACTGAAACGTACCTTTGACATACATATTTTCTGTAAATCTTGTAGCACTATCTACAACCGGGAAAGGATCTAATGAGTATACCCCAGACCATTCTTTATCTTCAAAAATAATTTTGCAACCAGCATGAATTACTAATCCAGGAACTGATAAATAAGTTTTTTTTGGTAATCTAATATATCCTTTTGCTTTCAAATACTTCAAGCACAGAAACATAGCGTTAGTACAACTATCTACAGATACTGCATATTTACTACCAGCAAATTTCGCAATTTTATCTTCGAACGCATCAACCACGTCCCACGGGTCTTGTATATCATAACCTTCTTTATTAAGACCCGGTATTACATCATTTAGATCAGTAAACATTATACAATATCGTAATAACCACCGATGGCGAATTTGTTTTTCATAGTGGCGCTCTCTAAATCATAAGATTCGTCGTAATTCACAGGCGGTATTACTCTGAAATCAAAACTACACCGAGTTTTGCCAGTATCATTATATTTGTTAAAATGCCTTTGTCTGTTACCATAAAACATTAGCACATTACCGTAATCTAAATCAACAGATTTAAAGTCTCCTAACCCTGGTATTGATTCTAAGTACATAGAATTATTACCATAAGCTTTAGTTAGCGGCATAAAAATATTAATTTCGCCTGGTGGGTGTTTGTGTAATGCATCTCCATCGTAATGAGGTATATACACAGCTTTACCACCCGGTTGACACACCCTGAAGGAAGGCAATTTTTGGTAAATAAGTTTTTCTTCATCTACAAATAGAGGTTTGAGAAAATTTTGTATAAACTTTTTATATAAACTAACAAATTCTGGATAGCCTTCTCTTATTTTATTATAAAATGTTTTATGCCAAACTGAATCTGTATCTGCACCAACAGTACCTTCTTTATGATCTAAATTATCATCAAGTTCGTTCAGTTTTATATCGTAAAGTTCTTCTACTAACTCTTTAAACGGATATTCTTCTTTGTTAAAATTAAGTACTTTCATTTTTTATAGAATACATATAACCCTCTATACGGGAATATGGCAAATTTTTAGTTAAATTATTTGGCAAATCGACAAATTGATAGTTTGTGAAATTGTTTTCAGACATAATATCTTCAAATTTAAATTTAGCGCGATTTAAATTATTATTACCTAATATAATACCTCCAGGTACAGCGTTATTAATAAACCATTTATGGGTATGTATCTTAAGATCAGGGGTATGTACCATGCTACCAATGTCGTTGTGAGCAAACGCGATAGGTATATTATCCTTTTCCCCTAATTCATAACAATTTTTAATACGAATATTAGAGTGATTAGAAGGGTTAAATAAATCAAACCCTATACATCTATCTCGACCGTACTTTTCGCATAATAAATCAAACGACACACCACGAGCTGTACCAGCAACAACTATATAACCTTCTTTTGGAATATCTAAATTAAAAACTATATCTTTATAGAATGTATTTACATAGTAATTACTACCAAATTGATCGTGTTCATCAAATTCGTTGTTATTAAACCAAAAGTCAAATGTGCTTGCGTCCTCTTTTAACATATAAAATAATCTTTAGTATTATAGGATGGGTCTGACCTTAATGCAACTATGAATTTATTTAAAAGATTATCAGGGTTAATGTATTTTTTTGCTATTTCAAAGTTTTTATTAATATGTGGTAACATGTCCATGTATTTGGAGAATGTTAACTCATCTATTATACTATCTAACTCTTCAATCTCATTAAATGTAATAATACCTCTCTCATCAAAGAATTCTCCAATATTATTGCACCCTCTATATATTGGTATATTACCTGTAATAAAGCAATCTATAATTTTTTCTGTATAATAGTTTGTCGCAATACTGTTTTCCATAGCAATAGAAAAACAATAAGGGTTAAGAGAGAAGGATTTAAGATTAAGCTGACCAGATGATGTACCGGTGCCGAATAAATTAATTTTTTCTTTATATTTTGTAGCGACCTGACCACGAAGAGTACGATCTAACTCTCCTTTATTGGAATAAATCATAGATAATAAATTAGTCTTAGTATGTACTCTATGAGATTCTTGTTCTATACAAACCCAGTCAGCCGCTAAAAACTTATATTTATCAGGATTTTTACGTAAGAGATAATCATCATGTGTAAAAATAAAGTTTAATTTATTTTCAAGTAACTCTACACTTTTATAATCATTAGGATGATATGCGCGCGGTTCAATAAGCCAGCCAACTTTTATATTACTATCAACCCTATCAATAATATTTTCAACTAAACACCTATCAGTAAAAAAGGTAACATCCGCACTATCTTGCTTTTTTGTCCATGTAATATCTTGTTCGTAATTAATTGCTATAGAGCTATCCCGAACTCCGCACCGCAATCCCGCCTCCTTTAAGTTAGAACAGTGCGCAATTTCATGATCCCAAATATTATATACTATTCCCATACTGCAGAAAATTCATCTAATATAATTTTTTTATATTTTTTATAGAATTTTTTCTTTTTGACCTCATAATCTCCGTTGAAGTGATCGGTGTTTATAATGTTTTGATCAAACGCGGTTTTTTCCTTTGTTTGTTTGATACTTGTTTCTTCACAAATCTTAGATAGTTTGCTTTTATCAACCTCACGGTTTAAAAATGTTAAAATTTTGCTAAAAGTACGTACAGTATCGGATTTTAATTCTTCGTATTTAACGAAAATAATGTCTTTGATATCCTCGTTGTTAAATAACCACCTATCTAAATGATTAAAATATTCCTCTATTATTTGCTCAACATTGTCTGTATCTTCCCAATTCATACCTTCATATGTTAATTGAGAGAATATAGTATCTACAGGATTACGATATAAATATATTACTTTGTCGAAATTACCGGTAATTCCTTCATCTCCTTGACCTACAATTCGATCGTGAAGATGATACCCCCAATAATTGTCGCAATCAAAAAATGTAGTTGGGCGACAGTACTCATCTAAATACTGCTCTAAAACTAATCGTACCCAATGACTACCGGTACGTGGATACGAGACTAATTGAGGTAATGTACGATCATAATTTTTCTGTGAATCATTCATTTAAATTAAAATCCATTGTTGAGGTATTATATCTTTTGCTGTAAAGTTTTTATAGGCAGGTCCAAACCAATTAGTAGGTGCGACAACTCGCTTATCTCTGTATGTGTTGAGCCAAGCGCCCCACCAACTAAAACTACTATTAACTATAACGTTATGTTTACATTTTGACATAGAATATAGGTCAACAAAAGGATTAACATTTTCACTAAAATAAACATCTTTATTTTTTTTAAAAGACTGCTTACACCATTCTATGTCATCAGAGAAAAATAAGTAGTTTTTATTTTTTGTATTTTTTATTGCTTCTATATAATATTCTGGTGGTTGTATCGGGTGATGCTGAGTTCTCTTGAGAAAATCTCCTCTCCTTACGTGTATTGAGGTAGTTTCTTCTGGTTCTATATTTAAATTATTAAAAAGCCTTTTACTATCTTTAATTATATGTTCTTTAAATACTAAATTATCTAAGATTAAAGATCTACAAAAATTAAAATATTTTTCACTTTGAAAATATCCGTGTAAATTAGTGTTGTCACTAATATCAAAAATAGTCGGTTGGTAATCCATACCATTGTATTCAAAGGTATACTCTGTAGTGTCTTTTTTTAATATATCAGTTGTAATATTAAACCCGTCAAAAATAGAATAGTTATAGTTATCATATTCTCTTTCATAATATGTTTCATTTTTAGGTATTGAAATATTATAACCGGTTCTATAACCAACCCCTAATAAAGTCGCGTACTGAAATAGACTATTACCTAGATTACCGAACCTACCTAATTTGCGAAATGTTATCATCTAGATTTATTTCGATTCCACCTGCTTAATTGATATTCTGTATTATCTACCATTAGTTCGGCTGGTACGATGTCACTAATAGAAGTATTTTGTACACTAACTATAGGATTTATAGCTATACACCGTTCACGAGCAAAACTACGGCTATAAATTACGTCTATAGGTAAAACTCTCGCCAAGCGATTATCTTTTACGTAATACTCTGGGTTGTTCGGTATTTTTGTTCCAATTTTCTCAATAACTGGTCTACTATAACCAACACTTTGAGTACCTAACACAGGACCAGTTGGTCTGTCTAGGTAGGTAGTTACTTTTTGTAATTTGTCGTTATACGTACCGCCTAAGTAAAACAAACCCCAATCAATATTATTCACTTCATTAAGCAACTTATCATAGTTAATGGAATCAATATGTTCAGGTATAAAATTAATATCATCTTCTAATACTAAAATCTTATCGTAATTATTTTTTATAGCATCAATACAACAATTTACATGACTCAGTACACAACCTAAATGACCTAAGCTAGAAGTATTAGTAGTATTATTAAGGACATCAGTATATTTTTCTTTTAAGAAAACACCTGATTGTCTTTTGAAGTTAATATTGTACTTTTTGAGTAAACTATTAACCTCATTAAGCCTATCTGTCCTATGATCTAGATTAATAACATAGATCTGATCAAAGAACTCATTTAAAAATTCGTCAAATTTCATTTATAAATTCTAAAGCAACTTTATTTTTATTAAATTTATCTAAATCCTTTTCAGTGTGCCAATACACCTTTTTAATTTTACCTGTTTTATCGACATCGAACTGTAAAACTCGCTTACCAGCTAACAAACCTTCTATAGAAGTACGACCTAAAAATATACCAGAAACAATATCACATTCTTTGTAAACAGTTTCTACATCCCACCGGGGCTCTTGAGTCGTAAAATTCGGATGTACAGTACTATAATCGTTCCTTCCAACATGTAGTACTTTAAAATTTTGTTTGACAGATAAATCTAATAAGTACCTCAAAGGTTGATAACGTAGATAATCTAAACTACCTGGAAATAATACTACCTTTTCTTTGTTTTTATTTTTCTTTTTACAATTTTTAGGGTTGAACCTCTTTAAATCAAACGGGTTGTAAATTAATTTTACTGGTTTATTAATATCGAAAGAACTTACATAATCTACTATAGAAGGCCTTATACCTACATATAAGTCAATCTTATCATTTATTACTGGTTGTTCTAAATCTATAACCTCAGAGTGTATGACGTTAATAACTTTTTTAGCATTTACGTCCTTAATATATTCCCATATAATTCTACCATGAGAAAATATAAGTAAATCATAATTTTCTTTAGTAATTATATCTTTTGTAGGGAAAGAAATATCTGTAGTTTTGTTTACTAATGGTCCATTAGTAAATTGAGAGTATATAGACACATCATGACCAGCATCTCTTAAAGCGGAACCTAATTCATAAAAATATATCTCTGAACCAGTAAACTCTCTATAGGATAAACATGCGAGCAATATTCTCATCATATATATTTTAGTAGTATAATTGAAAAAATCAAATAAATATTAATATATGGCAAGAAAAGGAAGGGTTACGCCTATGTCTAAAACACAGCAGGTTGGTGCTAGAAAGATCTCAAAAAAGACAAAAATAAACGATACCGAAATTGCAGAGAGTATTGAAAAGAATACATTTTTAAGTTTTAATATTTCTCAAAAGTACACACTAACTCAAGCACACGATGAATTTCTAGATATATGTTTTAAAGAAGCCTGTAAAATGTGTATGATTGACGGACCAGCAGGTTCAGCTAAAACTTATCTAGCTGTTTTTGTAGCTTTACAATTATTACGTACTCAAAAAATAGAAGAAATTGTATATATACGTAGTGTTGTAGAATCAGCTTCTAAGAGTATGGGTTCCCTCCCTGGAGAGGTAGAGGAGAAGTTTCTTCCGTGGAGTTTACCTCTTTTAGAAAAGCTTAATGAACTATTAGACAAGCCAACTATAAACAATTTAATGACTGAAGGGTATGTAAAGTGTGTACCTGTTAATTATACAAGAGGTTTAACGTTTAAAAACGCGTGCGTTATTATAGACGAATCTCAAAATCTTACTAGAGAGGAACTAACTACAATTTTAACTAGATTTGGTGAAAATTCTAAGTATATTGTAGTTGGAGATACTCAACAAAGTGATATTGGTAATAAGTCAGGCTTTAAAGCTATATTTAACGCGTTTAATACTGCAGAATCTAAAGAGTTTGGTTTGTTTGGTTTTAAATTTACCGAACTTGAAATCGTACGCTCTGAGATATTAAAATATATTGTTAAGGTACTAGAGAAATTAAAGATGAAACGTTAATGCTTTGCGCATTCTCTCAAGAAGAGTACGTTTGTTTTGACCTGTCTCTACTAAACGAGCATATTCGGCTTTAAATGCTTCGAGAAATTCTGGTGATAATTCTAATTTACGAGGATAAAAAG